TTTAAAATCTGATAACGTTTTTGTGTCTGCCATTTTTAGGGGCCTCCTAGATTAGTTTAATGAAATGATCAAACGGTACCAACCAATTCTTCAAAATTAACACCAGTTCTAGTAGCCACAAACGTTAACGTGATATAGTTAATAGATTTTGTGGGTTTAAGGAAGATGTCTGCTCTAAATTCATTATTATCAATAACGTCTGGTGTATTATTACTTGAATTACATACAACCAAGAAATCAACAAGACCTCTCTTTGCTTGAACATCTCTAAGGAATGGTTCAACAATGTTTACGAAATTTGATCTCGTATTAACATCATTTATCTCAAACAATTGTGCATTAGCTGCATTTTCAAGTGATTGTTCAATAGTGAGGAACAGTCTTCTAACGTTAATTCTATCAAAAGCAGATGCATGAGAAAGAGCTGTTCTATCACCAAATAGAAGTGTACCTGATCCTCTCTGAGTGATAATAGAGTTAATTCTTGAACCATAAAGTTGATCTCTCTGTGCCTTAGATGGGTTATAAGCCATCTTAACTACATCATTGAGAACACCTCTCTGTTGTCCTGCTGGTGAGAACCAGGGGAATGAATTAATACTTGTTCTTACCATCAAACCTGCTACATCACCATTTGTTGGAATGTAACGGAATTCATTAGAGAATCTATCAAACACATATTTGTAACCAGTATCAAATACTGCAAAGGAAGAAGAACTCAAAGGTGAGTAAAATCTCAATACATTAGTAGTTTGTGTATTAGAGTTAGTTACATTAACAACATTAGCTCTATGTGGAGATATAGTTGCTATACAATCCTTTCTATTTTCACAAAGTGAAATAATGAGATTAGCTTTGGATTGAGATTCAGTTTCTTCAGTAAGGCCAGGACCCATCATTATGAAATCTACATCAACCTCATCCTTATTTGAGTAGAGATCATAAGAAGTTTTAAGGTTATTCAGCGTTGCTGCAAAACCTCCACCAGTTTGATAATCTTCACCACCGCCAAGAGTGTAAGAAACATTACCAACAGAATTGAATGTTACATCTTGAACGTTTGAACCCCAAACACCTCTTGAAGTGGCAATGGGAACAAAGTCTGTTGAGAAACCAGCCGCCTTTGGACTAGTTCCATGAAAAGCATCTGCTGATGATGAAGGATTCGCACCATTAAAGATATACTTAGAATTCTGAAGAATGAAATCCTTGTAGTAAATAATTGTTGGATTATCAGCGTCTGCTTTAGTATCTTTACCCTTAGATAGGGAAGAATAAGTTTCAAGAACATTACCTTGAATACCAGTAACTGATCCAGTATCATCAACAACAGCGATGTTGATTGCATCATTCTTAGAATTTCTAGTTGATGCGTATTGATTTGTTACTGGTCTTGGTGCGATTGAATTCCAGAAAATATTGGAGTTTTGCAACCCAAGAGTTTGTTGATCATACCAATCTTGAACAACTCCCGCTGCTGTTACAGTTCCGTTTCCAGTAGAAATACCTGAACTATTCATAAAGGTAATTCCATCATTTGTTTCAAAGGAACGTGCGGGATCGTTCTGAGCGTAACTAATAGGATAAGAGGTACCAGCAGATGAAACTCTATTAGTGATAGTAACAGTCATTGATGATCTGCTATCTGTGGCATCAGTTGTAACACCAGTGATAATAGCTTGAAGATAACCATCAAAAACTGAAGTAGTACCTGCTCCAGGAAGAACTACAGAGGAAAGAGGTGTGGTAACACCCTGACCAACAATAGCACCAGCTGCTCCAGGGTTTGTAGTTCCAAGTCCAACAATTTGATCTGCTGCGTTATCAATTTGGCAAACTTTCAAACCTGTTCCCCATCTGCCAGGGTTTCTAGTTGCGTAATAAAAGTTACTAGCTGTTGAATAATTCAGCTCGTAATCTTCTTTATTTTTGATCTTAAGTGAAGAAGTTGATGCGATACCAACACCAGCATTGGCGTTATTAAGTGCATCACCATCTGTTCTAACAACTGAAAGAACACCACCATATGTCAGGAATGATGATGCAGTCATCCAATATTCGTACTGTCTATCAGTACCAATTGATTGACCAAAGGTGTTGATCAGTTCCTGCTGGGTGTTAATAGTTGTAGGTTCATCAATAGGTCCAATGGTAAATGGACCAGCGATAGCGCCAATGTTTTGAATAACATTATCGGCTCTTCCGACTGTAAGATCGACTTCCCTAACCAGTACCCCAGGAGATAATTGAGGAGTTGCCATTGTATTCTCCTATAGATTCTCAGTTAACTAATAATATTTAGAAATTGTGGTTTCTTCAGAGGGGAAACTGGGCATGAACAACCTACCAATCTGGATATACATCTTTTATCCTAGGAACTGGGTTGTAATTTTCTTTCCTCTTCTTAGTAATTCTTTTTATTGTACATTCCTTACACTCATAAGAATATGCAGAGGAGGTGTTTCTATTTTTTCTTGTTCTATAAAAATCAGTTAACAAATTTTTAATTTCCCCACAAGATCTACACTTCCTATCATTCAACAAAAGATGATTAAGATTTATTTGCTCTTCTAAATCCATTAGTACTTACCCCACAATTCCCATCCACCAGCTGTATTTCCATATTCACTTCCAGCGCCAAACCATCTATCTCCATCATTATCTACAAAACTATCACCACCCAAACCATCATCAATGAAGCCAAAGGGTGACATATCTTGTTCAATTTGATTTTTTTGTTCTTCATATAATCTCTTGCGAACATCTTGATCTGTAAGTTCTTTAAAGTAATCTTGAGCTACTAACCAAGCATAGATAACAAGACACATGGCAAGATCATCATTACATCCCTCTTCAGCTTCAAAGGAGTTTGATTTTGAAATAAAGGTAGTTAGTTCTGAGATTATATCATAATCACAAAATAGCAACTTATCCTCTTCAATCATTGTTTTGAGATTTAAAGCTCCAACTTTCTTCACAGTTTTAGACATTTTCACACCTAACTGTGTTTTCTTACCAGAAAAACCTTGGCCTACAATTTGTCCTGCTCTACCTCTCATAGAACACATGAGTAGATTTTGATATTCCAAATCATATTGAAGAATTGAAGCAACTTGATCACCTATATCATTAACCTCACATAAAATAAAAGCTTCATTATATTCTTTTGCAACTTGATAGATCACATTGGGAAACAACATGGGTTTTATACTATTGTTTCGATACTTAGCTACAATTTTGTGTGGAAATGAAGTGATATCAGTAACAATAAAAGCAGAGTAATCCTCTCCTACACCTCTTGCTACATCAACGGTAATTACATAATCATTTTTTGGATTTGATTTTTGATATACATCTAAACCAGCATTAGATTTGATAGCTTTTTCAAAAACCAAAGATTTTAATTTACTTGGCGCAATCAATGTATCAACTGATCCTAAGAACTCACATTCAAACTCAATCTTGAACTGTTGTTCAGAGGTATTTGCAATGGTTTGTTCTTTCCAAACGGAATCCCTTCCAGGAACCTCAGACCAATGAACATCAGTTGGTACATATTCGTTTCTCCCCTTTTCAGCATCAGTCCACAAACGGTAGAAATGATTCATACCGTGAGGTGTAGAAACTATAATTACTTTCGTTGATTTACCTGAAGTGATAGTAGGATAAACAGAGGCGAAGAATGAATCAGCAATATGATTAGGAACAAAGGCAAACTCATCCAGAAATAGAATGTTGAAAGACATTCCTCGGACAGCTGAAGCAGAAGTTGATGCTGCGAGTATTTTTGATCCATTTTCAAGTTCAATGTTTCCTTTATTCCAAACCAGAATGCCTTGTTGCATCCACTTAGGAAGGTTTTCATATGCAGTAGATAAACGTGATAGGAGTTCTCTTGCTGTAGTAGCCTTATTAGCTAGAATACCAATGTTCACACTATCATTGAAGATAGCATAGTGAAGTAAGTAAGAAACACACGTTGTAGACTTACCTGTTTGTCGTGGCATCTTACAGATATTAAACCTGTTTTCATGAAAGTTATTGATTAACTTCTCTTGAAAATCATAAGTTTTAAATGGTTGGAGTCCTTTATCAAGAGTAACAATTTTTACATAGTTTTGAGCAAAGTATACGGGATCTTCCCTACACTTTAGATATTCCTCAACCTGTTCTTTTGTAAATTCAATAGGGGTATTCGCCTTCTTAAGGAGCGGGTTGCCCAAATAAACATCACTCATAAAAATTACCTAGTTTCTCTCCATTGCATAGCAACATAAATTTCGTTTGCGGTATTTGTGGTTAAGTTCTGAACAACCACTGCAAAAATATTACTATCATCACTATCTATATTTTGAGCAAGATATGATTTCTTTGCAGATGAAGGGCTGAGGTTAATATTACCAGATGCTTGCTTACCTGATGGATTATTTCCTGTTACATATCCAGTAGATTTTGAATATGCATTTGTTAGATTGAAGTTAGTGCCAACACCGATATTATACTG